CGAGCTCGCCTGGGCGCTTTGTACCGGGAATGATGGGAATGGCCGCGTACCCTCGTTCGATAAGCTTGGGACCAACGTTTGCATAGGGTGCTGTCATCAAATCAAACCTCCGAAAAGCGGCCCTGCGTCTTCAACAAGCCCTTTGGCCTTAATGCTCGCATAGCGCCTTTCCTCTTGCCCGCCGAGCACTAGGCTCATGCGGCGCCGGATATCCGCTTGGTATTCGGTTTCGCGTTCGATTAGGACGGCGTTGAATCCCTCGCGAAATGCCGCTTCTCCTGTGGTTCCTGTGCCTGCGAACGGGTCAAGAACTGTCCCGTTTTTTGGTGTGACCAGCCGGCAAAGGTATTGCATCAGGTCGAGCGGCTTGACGGTCGGATGCTTGCTCCCGAGGCGGTCGTCTGCGCCGGCCTTGGCCGTGTAGAAGAACCGCGCGGCGGAACCGGAGTCGCCGAAGCCATTTTCATGCCTCTTGCCTGCGAAATCGCCATAGATGGAATGTTTGTTACTCCCACCTCCCATTGAACCTACCGGCGGAGATGCGGCAGTCTCCGGAAACGCCTCGACCACCTCGGGCGAACCATCATGTATGCAATTTGCGGGCCATCTTCCGTTCTTGTTAGTGTCATCGGTCCTTGGCTTGTTGTGTAATCCCGTCTTGATTGAGCCATCACAACTATTGGCACCCACCGGGAACGGCGTCTTGTCGTCCGCCTCAACTCTACACCCATCGATATTGAGCGCGCCTGTAGAATGTTCCAAAACGTTCTCCGCAACCGTTCCAACAAGCGGCTTGCGGGTGAGACAAATCGGCTCAAGCGCGGGCTTAAGCGCTCCGCCCCACCCATTCATAACGTGCGCCCCATCCGCGTTTTTGATATATCCTTTTTTGTTAAACCCCGTGCCGTAAAGCCAAGCAATCATGTCGCGTATTTCAAACCCGGCTTTGGCAATGGCGCTTGCCATGTCGTGATATGTGCGGGTCCCCGAGAACGCTAGCATGTGTCCGCCGGGCTTAAGCACACGATACACTTGTTCCCAAAATTCGGAAGCGAAAGCTGTTTCACCGTTGTCCCATTTTGCGCCCATGAATCCTCTAGACGACCTTGCGTAAACGGTTCCCGCTTTTGCCGGCGCAGAGCCTTCCTTTCCGAAACGCTTTGATATTGAGACGAGCGCATAGGGAGGGTCCGTCACCACGCTATCAATCGAGTTATCGGCTATTAGCGAAAGCTTTTCGCGCGAGTCTCCGCAATGCAGTGTAACGCGTCCGTTTGCTAACAATTCCATTATTTCACCCTCAGTTTGTGGTCGATTTCGGTTCCGTCTTGAAGCCAGTAGCCGCTGACACGCATGTATTTCCCGTCCGGGATGACCATGATTTGCTCAACCTCCATAAGCTCGCGTTCATCCATGCGTCGCAGCATGTCCGCCACGTTTTTAGGGTATGGCGCGCTTCCACCCATTGCCCGCCACCATTGTTGCGCCTTTAGGCCGGCAAAGCCTTGGTGCTCTGGGCAAATGAACTCGCGATAATTCGCAAACCCGCACATGTACTCAACGCGAACCGAGTCCGGCTTGCCGTTCTTTCCGGGGTTGCGGTCGTGCATCCGCACCTTCACCGGGAGCCATTTCTTGGTGATTTCCGAGGTGAGGACCGGCGCCTCGAAATCCGCGATACCGCTATGCTTAGGCTCTTCGTCGATAGGCCACACATGCCCGCAGTTCGAGCATTGGTGAATTGCCGCGGGCATGTAGGAATCGCACGACGGGCATATTTTTGTGGGAGCCTCGGCCTCGAACTCGCCGCCCGCCTTCTTGGTTCGGACACGGACGCTATCGACCGGGCCGTGCGTCATAATGTTGTTTGCGAAATCGAGTACAAGGCAATTCTCTTTCCCGTCCGCTTTGCGGGTGCCTCTGCCAAGCATTTGCACATAGAGGCTTGTAGACATGGTCGGGCGAAGCAACGCAATCAAATCGACGCTGGGCGCATCAAAGCCCGTCGTGAACACTTGGCAACCGACAAGCGCCCGTATCTTGCCCGCCTTGTATGCCCGGAATATCCTATCTCTTTCCCCGCTCGGCGTGGTTCCGATGACCATTTCAGCGTTAACGCCAAGAGCGCGAAGGTGTCTCAAAACGTTGCAAGCGTGCTCAACGCCAACGCAAAACACGAGCCAAGAGCGCCTATCAGAACCGATTGCCGCTATCTCCCGGCAAGCTCCGTCAACTATTACATCCTTGTTCGCCGCGGCTTCGAGTTCCCCGACCTTAAAATCGCCCGTCCCACCGAGGCGCCCAACGCTTGACGTATCAATCTTGTGCGCCGCGCACCTCGACGCAAAAGGGGAAATCAATGGAGAGAGATACCCGTCCGCAATCCCGGCAGCGATATCGTAGGAGTAGACGGTTTCCGTAAATAGCCTGTCCTTGCCCTCGTCGAGGCGCCCGCAGTCGAGGCGGTACGGCGTAGCGGTGAAGCCGACCACGCGAAGGTCGGGCGTTTCCTCGCGCGCCCGTTCAATGAAGGTGAGGTATTTTCCATTGCCAGAGGCGGGCACGCGATGGCATTCGTCGATTATGATTAGGTCGCGGCGCCCGAATAGGTCGGCCCGGCGATACACGGAGTCGATTGAACTGAAAACGATTTGACTGTTAGTGTCGCGCCGGTTCAGCCCCGCGCAGTAGATGCCCAGAGGCGCTTTCGGCCACGCGCGAAGCAATGCCTGGGCATTCTGGGATACCAGTTCCTTGACATGAACCAGCATGATTACGCGAGCGCTTGGCATTGCGGCTAGCAAGCGATGCGCAAGGCTCGCAATAACCAAGCTTTTCCCTGTGCCCGTCGCCATATCGACGAGCGGATTGCACCCGACGCGCCAAGCGCGCGCGATGGAGTCCACCGCTTCAGTCTGATACCCTCGGAGTTCAATCAATGAAGATATCCTTTGGCTTTGGCCCAAGACCGGCCGTCCACAAGTCAAGCTCCCGGCAAACGGCCGCCATTCGTTCGTATGTCGCTCGCTTGTCAGCGTCGATATTCTCTATGTATTGCGGCCACCTTTCGTCGTGAGCAATACCTAGGAACTGCGCTAGTTCAAAGTCTGTCAAAACGTCATCACCCCTGTGAGAGTTGCCGCAGCCATCCAGTAGACGGCGCGTCGCCAGTCACCGTAGAAAGCGTATGTGCTGGCTGACGCGAGGTTGATTGCCATGCCGACCGCTGGCATCAACCACCTAGGCATTTTAAAAGCTGTTCTTTGTTCTCAAAGATATCGGTCGCCATCCCGTACATCAGGTCGTAGCGTTCCGGTTCCCCGTCGAGCAGCACATAAGCCGGCTTTCCTTGTCCCAAGATATACCCCATTTCAATCCCTGCCGACTTGCCGCTAGGCATTACATTGATGGCAATGTCGCAGCGGTCGAGGTGGAACTTGTCAAACGCAAGGGCGTGCTTGGCGTGGTACCCTTTGATTGCCTCAACGTATGTCCGTCCGCGCTCTTTCTCATAGTTTTGCCAGTGCTCGTCCGCGCGGTGACCGGGACTGAACCAATCGTCGAACACGTCATATCCGAAGCATCGAAGCTGTATCGCTAGCGCGGGGATGTTAGGGTTTTTGAGCGCGCCGATAAGATAGATTTTCTTCATTCCTGGACTCCATTGACCCATTGAGTTCCATCCGCGAGCGCATACGCAATCCAGTCGTCGCCGCTGTCGCTCTGCTTGCCCGGCACAACGTCCGGGTGATAGAGATGGTCGCGGCACCCGACTTTCTGTTGCTCAATCGGAAGCTCGCATTCGTGAAGCTCGCATTTCCAAACTGCGTCCTCGCCCTCGGTGATTATTGGCGTCGAGGCTGTGCACGTGCGGCAGTTGCGCCGTCCGAAAGCTTCGCGATGGCAGACGGGCTTGGCCCGGCAGAAACGGCACACAAACGCTTCCGGATTTTCGGACGCGCGCTGCGGTGCAAGCGGCGCGTTGATTATGTTCGCGAGTCGCCCTTCCATCCGCATAACCGCAACAGCGTCATACGGGATAACCTCGGCGTAGAGCTTCGATGTGTTCTTGTTTTTCGCGATGTAGAGCGCAGCCTTGCGACCGCGGAGGTGGCAGTAATATTGACACTGCCAGTAATGCGCCGGCTTGGAGTCCTTAACGCCCTTTTTTTCTAGGTCTTTGAAGCTTCGGTCATTGTGGGACTTTGCCTCGACCACATGCACCACGTGTTCGATAAGGGCCTCTCCGTCGAGCTTTCCTCGCACATGCCCTCCGAGGGTGAAAACCTTGAACTGTTTGCCGCTGTCTGTATCGCAACGCGCGACAAGAATGCCTGCGCGTTCGAGGTCGTCGAGTATTTGTTTCTCTGCATAGTGGCCATCCTCGAAAATTCTGAGTTTATCCGCGGTGAAGGTTTCCTTCTCTGCCGCCCAGCGATGCTCGTACCAGAGCGAACGGTCGCAATCGCTTCCGAGCGCGCCGATGGAGATTCCAACGGAGTCCC